GGTAATTTCGGACCGCCTTTATTTTTTAGCGTCAGGGCACCATCGTCTTACCATGAGACGCGCTGAGACCCATATATATGTAAGATTGCCTAAATTTTGTTGTTTGATGTAATATCCGGTTAGCGGTCGTTAATCACTCCTAAATGGCGAAAATAACGCACAAGGAGTTAGCAAATTTATTGGGAGTCAGCAGTGCTCGTCTAAGCCAAGTGAAAGGCACCGGCCGTCTCGATGGCACATGGACGAAAAAGGGCAGCCAAGTATTTTACGATCAGGACGATGCCGTTAAGGCTTGGAACTACGAAAACCCAACCCGACAGGATAGCACCCGCAAGCCCACGTCGGAACTAGAAATCCCAAGTTTCAACGAGTCTCGCGCCAAGACGGAGTACTTCCGAGCTGAGATGTCCCGCTTGGATTTGGAGGAAAAGGAGGAGAAACTGTGCGACGCCGAGAAGGTCAAGCGCGAGGCGTTTTCAATGGCCCGCTCTGTTCGTGATGCGGTGAACAGCATTCCTGACCGTGTCGCCAACCAGTTTGCCGCCGAGACAGATGGCGTCGTAATACATCAGGCCCTGTCAGAAGAATTGCGCAAAGCATTGGAGCGATTGACGAATGCGTGATGGTGCTGCGCTATATCGTGAATCATTTCTCGCTGGTTTGCGGCCTGACCCTGACCTGACGGTGTCGGAGTGGGCTGATCAGTACAGGATGCTGAGCAACAAGGCGTCATCCGAGCCAGGACCGTGGCGGACTGATCGCACGCCGTATCTAAAGGAGATCATGGACTGCATGTCGTCCAGCAGCTCTGTGCAGAAGGTGGTGTTCATGGCTGGTGCTCAGCTCGGCAAGACGGAGGCGATCAACAACGTGGTCGGTTACATGATTGCTCACGCGCCAGGTCCCGCGATGTTTGTGCAGCCCACCATTGATATGGCCAAGCGTTTGAGCAAGCAGCGGCTTGATAGTTTGATTCATGAGACTCCGTGTTTGGCGGACAAGGTCGCTCCAGCTAGGAGTCGTGATTCGGGCAATACCATGTTCTCAAAAGAATTTCCGGGTGGAATTTTGCTTTTAACTGGTGCAAATAGCGCAACTGGTCTTCGTTCAGCGCCTTGCCGTTGGGTGTTGTTGGATGAAGTTGATGCTTTCCCTTCTGATGTAGATGGAGAAGGCGATCCATGCGCGTTGGCTGAACGTCGGGCGTCAACATTTTCTCGCAGAAAGATCATCCTTACTTCTACTCCTACTGTCAAGGATATGAGCAGGATCGAAACTGAATATCTTGCGAGTGATCAGCGCCGCTTCTTTGTCCCGTGTCCACATTGTGATCACATGCAGTGGCTGCAGTGGAAGAACATTCAGTGGCGTGATGCCGATCCTAAGACTGCGGCTTATGTTTGCGAATCATGCGGAACGCATATACAAGAGCATTACAAAAGCGAAATGTTGCGTCGTGGTGAATGGCGTTCTACGTCTACATCAGAAGATCCGCGAACTGTCGGGTTTCACCTTTCTTCGCTGTATTCACCGCTCGGCTGGAAGAGTTGGGAGGAAATCGTCACCGAGTTTTTGCGTGCCAAGTCTGATGCGCCGCTGCTAAAGACGTTCGTTAACACGGTGCTTGGCGAGACGTGGGAGGAGGAAGTTGGCGCAAAACTTGGCGCTGACGGGTTGCGTGAACGTGCTGAGTTCTACCCTGCAGGTGAGATTCCGGATGCTGCGACGATTGTAACTGCCGGTGTTGACGTGCAGGATAACCGTGTGGCGATTGGCATTTATGCGTGGGCGCAGGGCGAAGAATGCTGGCTGATTTCACACGCAGAGATTTACGGCGACCCTGCTGGCAAGAAGCTGTGGGATCAAGTCGATGATGTGATTCTGCGTACTTACACAACAGCAAGCGGCAAAGAAGTCAGGATTAATTCAATCGGGATTGACTCTGGCGGCCACTTCACGTCAGAAGTTTATGCGTATGCGCGTGAACGCATCAAGCACAATGTTTTCGCGCTAAAGGGTCAGTCACAGCGCAATAAACCTGCAATCGGCAAGCCTAGCAAAGTTGACATCAACTATCGCGGGCAAGTGCTCAAAAACTCCGCACAAGTGTATCCCGTTGGCGTTGATACCATAAAGAGCACGTTGTTTGGCCGCTTGAAGCACAACGAAGTTGGCGCAGGATATATTCATTTCCATGCAGAAGCTGGACAAGAGTATTTCAAGCAGCTCACGTCAGAGCGACAGGTTGTGCGATATGTCAAGGGATTTGCAGTCCGTGAATGGAAGAAGAAAGCAGGTGATCGCAACGAAGCCCTTGACTGTTTTGTCTACAGCTACGCTGCCTTGAATTTCCTTTACATGCGATTTAACCGCAATACCATTTTTGAACAATTTGCTAAGGCTAAGGTCGTGAAGGATGACGTAAAGCCTGAAAAGCCGGTAGAATCAGAGTACCAACCGCTTCGTCGTCGACGCGTTAGTCGACCGCGAGCATCATTCGTGACGAACTGGTGACCATCTCTGTTCCTGAGATTTTTTATGCAGGTGACACGGTCATCTTTGATGTCCCTGCGTTCGCCGATTCAATTGGCACAAACATCACAAGTGGAACCTATACGCTGACGTGGTACGCAAGAACAAACACCGCGTCTGAAGGAGCAACGATCGTCGGCGTGGCAGAGTCAGACGGCTGGCGCATCACTGTTCCTAGCAGCACGACGACAAACTTTGACGCGGGTCTGTGGACCTGGCAGGCCATTGCAACCTACGGATCATTACAGTACACGGCTGGTCGTGGACAGTTTACAGTCAAAGCGACACTGGGATACACAGGAGATCCTGCTGCGTTCGATGATCGCTCGCGAGCTGAAATCGACCTTGAAAAAGTTGAGGCGGCAATACGGACACTTGCCGAAGGCGGAGTAGTTCAGGAGTACACGATTGGGAACAGAAGTCTCAAGCGATATAAAATGAGTGAACTTCTGCAGTTGCGCGACACCTTGAAAGCTGAAGTTGACAGGGAACGCCGCGCTGAGAAGATCCGCCAAGGTCTTGGGAACCCTGGTGTCACCCGCGTAAGGTTTATCTGATATGTGGCCTTTCACCCGCCGCAAGCGTCAACGCCGCAACTATGCGAGCGCATCGCTGAACCGCCTGACGAACGATTGGGTCAGTCAAGGTACAAGCGCCGACTCTGAAATTAAGAACAGCCTGCGCATTCTGCGTAATCGGGCGCGTTCACTGGTTAGGGACTCTGACTTCGCCAAGTCAGCGCTGCGTGCGGTCACGAACAACGTTGTCGGGCAGGGCATCAAGCATCAAGCACAAGTCCGCATGATCCGTGGCGGTCGCCTTGATGAACGGCTGAACGGCGTGATTGAGCACGAATGGCGCAAGTGGGGCAAAGCCAAGAACTGTCACGCTGGCGGCACTTTGAGCTGGAGCGATATTCAGCGCCTTTGTCTGCGCAGCATGGTCGAAACAGGCGAAGTGTTTGTCCGCTTTGTCAATCAACGCTTTGGTGATTCGCGGGTGCCATTCGGCCTTGAAGTCATTGAGGCTGATCTGCTTGATGACGATTACACCGGCTTTGAGGAGAACGGTAATCGTGTGCGGATGGGCGTTGAGATCGACAAATGGTCACGGCCTGTCGCCTATCACTTCCTGACGTACCATCCCGGCGATTATCAATTTTCATACGGCAACATCGCTAAGAAACGCCGCGTGCGTGTCCCTGCTGATGAAGTCATCCATCTGTATAGCACCGAGCGTCCGGGCCAGACTCGTGGTGTGTCGGCATTCGCGTCGGCCATCATGCGCCTCAACAACCTGAAAGGTTACGAGGAAGCGGAGATTATCGCGGCTCGTGCTAGCTCAGCAATGATGGGCTTCGTCCGCACACCTGATCAGGAGCTGTTTGAGGATGGCACGTTTGATGATCAGTCGGTGCTGGACTTCGCTCCTGGCAGCATCCGGCGTCTCGCTCCAGGTGAAGACATGCAATTCTTCTCGCCTCAAAGGCCAGATGATGCTTTTACACCTTTTGTTGCGCAGATGTTGCGTGCCGTCGCGTCCGGCGTCGGGTGCAGCTACACGCAAGTGAGCAGCGATTTTTCGCAATCAAACTACAGCTCGTCTCGTCTTGAGTTGATTGAGACTCGCGCACACTATCGCACCTTGCAGCAGTACATCATCGAGCGGCTCTGTCAGCCGGTGTACGAGAAATGGATGGACATGGCCGTGTTGGCTGGTGAGCTGCGCGTGCCTGGTTACGACATGGACCCTGACCGTTATTACGAGTCAAAGTGGGTTGCACCTGCCGCACAATTTGTAGATCCGCAGAAAGAAGCAGAAGCCTATAAATCCTTGATTCGCAGTGGCATCATGACGTTGTCACAAGTTATCGCTTTGCACGGCGGTGACTTTGAAGAAACGATGAGGCAGAGACAGCATGAGCTTGCCACAATGGATGAGCTTGGCATTGTTCTGGATTCTGACCCTAGTGCAGTTGACAAGGCAGGCCAATCTCAAAACCCGCCGCCTGAAGAAACGGCTCACCCTGAAATCCACGAGGAGGAATCCTGATGGCCAACGTCAACGGCACTGAGATCAGCCTGAAGCCAACTGGCGGGATGAAGGAAGAGGCTGAGCGTTATCGGGCGTGGAAGAAAGAAGGCAAGGCAGGCGGCACTGATGATGCTGCGACTCGTGCGTCTCAAATCTTGTCAGGTGATGAGATGTCGCCCGACACTGTGATCACGATGTCAGCTTGGTTCGCCCGCCATGAAGTTGACAAAAAGGGCAAGGGATTTTCTCAGGGTGAAGAAGGCTATCCCAGCAAAGGCCGCGTGGCGTGGGCTGCATGGGGCGGCGATGCCGGTAAGTCGTGGAGTGATTCTAAGGCTAATGCAATTAAAAATGCACGCGATCGCAAATATGATTCAATAGAAGAACAAATTGACGACGAGGAGAGCATGAATCGTGCTGAGCCTGATGCACTCAAAGTTGGTGACTTTGTTAGCTGGAATTCTTCTGGCGGCACTGCTCGCGGACGCATTGTTCGTGTTGAGCGCGACGGGACAATTGATGTCCCTGATTCGTCTTTTACCATTACTGGCACTGCAGAAGACCCTGCTGCGCTGATCACCTTGTACCGCGATGGTGAGGCGACTGACCGCCAAGTTGGCCACAAGTTCAGCACTTTGACGAAGATTGCAGCAATCCGCATGTATGAAAACGCAAAGCTTGTTCGTGCGCATAGCACTGAGTTTTACGCTGAGGACGATCGCACTCTTGAGTTCCCTTTTGCTTCTGAAGAGCCTGTTGAGCGTTACTTCGGCAGTGAAGTTCTCATGATGTCAGAAGACGCGATGGATCTGTCGCGGTTGAATGATGGCGCTCCACTTCTTTATCAGCACGATGCTGACAAGATTGTCGGTGTTGTCGAGCGTGCTTATGTTAAAGACAAGCGTGGTTATGCAAAAGTAAAACTTGCCAACAATGAACTTGGTCGCGAGATGCAAGATCTGATCAAAGATCGCATTATTCGCAACGTAAGTTTTGGCTATAAAATTAACGATATGGAGGAAGATCGCACTACGTCTCCCACAACGTATCGCGCTACTTCCTACCAACCGTTTGAAATTTCGCTGGTGACCGTGCCAGCGGATCAAACTGTTGGCATTGGTCGCAGTTTCACTCACAATGAGACTGTATCTACGGCCTCAACCGTAAACACAACACCTTCTCCTGTCATGGAAGAACAAACTCCAGATCTGGAGCTTCTTCGTGCTGAGGCCGCTGAGGCCAAGGCTAAGGAAGTTTCTGAGATGCTTGCCCTTGGTAAGCGCACTAACAACGCCGAGCTTGCTGAAGAGTTCGTTATGAATTCACGCGGGCTTGACGAACTCCGCTCTGCTCTTATTGATCAAATGGGATCTGAAATCAAGCCGGTGGACAACACCGCTGCTGAGATCGGGCTATCCGAAAAGGAAGCTCGCTCCTTCTCTTGGGTACGCGCCATCAGCTACCTGGCCAATCCTGCTGATCGTGCTGCACGCGAAGCTGCTGGCTTTGAAATCGAAGCTTCTGAAGCTGCTGCTGCCAAGCTTGGCCGTCAGTCCCGTGGCATCACCATTCCTCAGGAAGTGCTCACCCGCGACCTGACTGTTGGTTCCGCTGCTTCTGCCGGTAACTTGGTCGCCACTGAGCTGCAGGCTGGCTCCTTCATTGACATCCTGCGCAACTCATCTGCACTGGATCAAGCTGGTGCGACCGTGCTGACCGGCCTGACCGGCAACGTTGCTATCCCGCGTCAAAACGGTGCTGCCACTGCCTACTGGGTGGCTGAATCCGGTTCACCTACCGAGTCTCAGCAGACTGTGGATCAGGTGACCATGATGCCTCGCACCGTGGCTGCCTATAACGACTACAGCCGTCGTCTGCTGATTCAGTCCAGCATCGACGTTGAGAACATGGTTCGCCGTGATCTTGCTGAAGTTTTGGCACTCAAGATTGATTACAGCGGCCTGTATGGCACTGGCACCAACTCTGAGCCACTGGGCCTGAAGAACACCACTGGTGTGCTGACCGAAGATTTCGCGGCTAACACTCCGACCTTTGCCGAAGTGGTTGCTCTGGAATCTGACGTGGCTGGCGCT